CTTGATAGATTCTATAAAGTAAAAGTTCCATACTATAGATTGTTTAATAGTGTCAGTGGTGCAGAAAAAATTGTAGACCCTGATGTTTATGCACAAATTCTTCAAGAAGAAGAAACAATAAATGCTATAGAAAGTGGAGCTATACAAATAGAAGAAATTATGCAAACAAGAATTGCACAATGCAGTAGCATTGGTGATACTTTACTTTATGAGCGTATTCTTAACACTGATATCTATCCAATTGTTCCATTTACGAACATTTGGACTAATACTCCCTATCCGAAATCAGACGTGAACAAGGTTAAGGACTCCCAAAGACTTTTAAATAAGTTATTCTCTTTGACCTTGTCACACGCTCAATCAGCAGCTGGTTTAAAACTTTTAATACCAGAAGGTAGTGTAGATAGTGTAAGTCAACTAGAAAAAGATTGGGCAAATCCAAATGCGGTTATTGAATATAATCCAGAGTTTGGTGAGCCACATTATCCACAACCAGCTCCTTTAACAAGTGAGTTTTATTATTTAATAGATAGGGTTGAGAAATACATTGATTTAAATTTTGGTATTCCTGAATTATTACAAGGATTTAAAGATAATGCACCAGAATCTGTTAGAGGTACAATGCTTTTATCAGAAATGGGTGAATCTAGAGGAAAATCAAAATTAAGAGATATTGAAGCAAGTTTAGCAATGGTAGGACAAGTTGTTTACAATTTAGCTAAAGACCATTATAGATTTGCAAAGACTTTTAGAATTGTACAACCAAACAATGATATTACTGAGTTTTCAGTAAATATGAGAATGTACGATGATAAGCGTAATGAATTGATGACTATTGAAAATGATATTCAATTAGGTCAACATGACATTCGCATAATATCAGGTTCAACTTTGCCAAGCAATAAAGTTGCTGAGTATAATATGTACTTAGATGCTTACAAACTTGGACTGGTAGATGATGTCGAGGTTTTAAAGAAAAGTGAAATCTTTGACAAAGAAGGTGTCCTTCAGAGAAAAGGTCGCATGGCACAAATGCAATCATACATTACACAACTTGAAAATCAAGTAAAGAAACTAAGTGGCGATTTACAGACATCTGAACGTGAAATGGTATCAGCCAGAAAACGAACAGAAGTTGAGAAGTTTAAATCTACATTAAATGAGATTACTTCTGCTACAAAAGTAAAAGAAAAAGAAAAGGTAATGCAACTAGGCAATTTGGTAGACCAAATGGGACAATCTATGGAGGCAGAAGAACAAAATAAGCCTGGTTCAGAGTCTTAGACTAAATCAGGGTTAGGAGAAAAATAATATGGCAAAAGAACAAGAAAAACAACAGGTTGAAATGCAAGACCCAATAGTTGAGTCAAGAGGAAAAGAGGAAACTATTTCTCTAGAGCCTCAAATGGAAGAAGGTGCAGAAACATCTTCTGACGTTAATTGGGAAGCAGAAGCTAAGAAATTCCAATCTATGTACGATAAAAAGGTTGCAGAACATGAAAATCTTAGAAGAGATAGTGATGAGCTATTACAATTAAGAAATTTATTGACTGAAAGACCTGAGTTAATAGATGTAATTGAAAAAAATATTGCAGGAGAATCAGTTGCGGACAAAGGAATGGATTCAAGTACAACTCCAGAAGACTTTGACCCTTGGGACGCCTACTACAAGCCAGATTCCGAATCTTACAAATTTAGAGTAAGTCAGGAAAAAAAGCTTGTACATGAAACAGTAGATAAAGAACTGGCTAAACTACAAAATCAAATGGCGATGAATAATTTAAAATCAGAATTGGTTAGCAAACATAGCTTAAGTAGCGATGATGCAGAAAGATTTTTACAATTTGCAACGACACCAAAAGCTAATTTACCTATTGAAACACTTATTAAAGTGTGGAAAGAAGGTAATGGCGGTAGTCCAAAACAAAGCGAAAATCTTGAAGCAGTACAAAAAGCTAAATCAATTCCGAAACCAGCTGGTGTTCTTCAAGGTGGTCAACAACCACAAAAATCTGAAGGTGACCAAGTATGGGATAGAATTATGAACGCTGGTAGAGTTGGTAGAATAGCTAAATAAACTAACTTAGGAGTGAATATAAAATGGCTTTTAATCAAGACATACTAAAAGCATCACAGATTACCGCAGCATCAACTAGTGCTGGTTACGGACAGGCTCCAGACCAAAGAAAGCTGTATGATTTTTCTGATAGAGTTGCAGAACTTATGCCAGAGGAATCACCTTTTTTTGTCTACCTAAGTCAAGTTTCTAAAGTAGCTACAGACGACAATATTTTCCGTTATTTGGAAAACAGAACTGTAACTAACTACACATCTAGAAACTTTAGCTTAGCAGCTGACGTAAACAGCGGTAGTGCAGTGACTGCTGGAAATGTATATGACTTTACTGTAGATGATGGAGCAGGTGCTTCAATCGGTTTCATCACTAAAGGTATGGTCGTTGCAGTTTCAACTGTTGATGATACTAACGGTTATGGTCAAGCTTTAGTTAGAGTTGAGTCTGCACCAAACGTACAATCAGCAAACACTACCTTCTCAGGTAGAATTGTTGAGTTATCAAATTCTAGCGTTTCAGGATACAATGTTTTATCAGATAATGATGGTTGCCAAATCGTTGGTACATCATTCGAAGAAGGAACAGGTTCACCTGATACTTTCTCAGATACACTAGAAGATGACTTTGGTTATACTCAAATCTTCAAAACAGCTTGTGAATTAACTAACACAGCAATAGCTACAAGATATCGTGGCTACGCAAACGAATTCGATAGAATTTGGGCGCAAAAATTACGTGAACACAAAGTAGACATCGAAAGAGCTATGCTCTTTGGACAAAAAGCTCGTGTGAACGGAGTACAATACACTGAAGGTCTAGTTGGACACATTGTTAAAAATGTTGCTCCAGTAACTGATAATTCAGCGCTTTCTTACAATTCAGGTAATGCTTACTACAGAAGTGTAGCTCAAGCTGAGTTAACCTATGATAGATTGCTTTCTGACTTAGAAGTTATCTTTGACCCTGCAAGAGGTGGTTCAAGCGAAAAGCTTGTTCTAGCTTCATTGCCAGTAATTACATTCTTCAACAAAATGGGCGATGGTGCTTTTATTGACGCATCTATCGGACAATCATCTACACCATTTAGAGTAAACATGAACAATGTACAAGGTTCATTTGGTCACAACCTTATGGAAATTAACACTGTTCACGGCTCTATGTACTTAGTGAAAGAGCCTCTATTTAGAGGTATCGCTAATGGGTTTATGTTGATGGCTGATATGTCAAAACTAGCTTACAGACCTTTAGTTGGTAATGGAATTAATCGTGATACTCAAATCATGACTAATGTACAATCACCAGACGAAGACCTCAGAAAAGATATGATTCTTACTGAAGCTGGTCTAGAGATTACCTTACCAGAATGTCACGCTCTATATAACGTGGAGGGATTATAAGATGGCAAGAGGTAGTATATTAGAAAAAAATAGTGGTGCAGGTGGATATCTATTACCAGTAGAAACTGTTACAGCAGCTGTTACTTTAGACGCTGTAAAAGACAGTGGAAAGACTTTAGTTGTTTCCAATGCTGGTGGTGCATATCAAATCACACTTCCTACAACTCTAGAAATTGGTACTCAATACAAACTAATTTTCAAAGATTCACCAAATGCTGCAATTACTATTGCTGCTGGTTCTGCGATTATGTATGGTAAAGTATCAGAGTCTGAAGTTGATACAGGTGATGACAATCCTGGTTCTGCTGGAGCAACTGGAGTTTCTAACTTAATCGTTGGAACTACAGCTGATGAAGGCGACTGGATTTCTATCATCTGTGATGGAAAGAGCTGGTACTTCGACGGCAATACTGCTGTTGATGGTGCAGTAACCACATCTTAATATAGTCCTTAGGTACTATGGAGTGGGACTTTTCCCACTCCAAAACCTATAAGAAAATTTAAATTTAGGAGATAAAATGGCAGATTACGTAACAAAAACAAAGATTATTATAGGAACACTAAGTCCTGATGAGGATAGTGTTGCTGGTTCTTTAGCTAAAGAAATCAATGACTATATTGAAACATTAGATGATACTAGTGAAGCAATTATTGACATTCAAGCTACAGAACTTGATAAAGGAAGAATTGCTTACATTGTCTTACATAAAACAACTGCGTAGGTAATAAATGGTTTGTCAACATTGTAACGAACCAAATCCAGAAGGCTTCTTTAATTGTAGGTCTTGTGGGTTAAGAGCATCTGCTCCTAAATGGAATACAAATTTTGTAGTAAGAGAAAACAATAGCTGGGCAAGAGCAATTAGAACTGACCAAATAGATTTTAATACTGTAAGTATGGAAGAAGGTATTAAGAAAATGAAGGAAAGTAATGCTAAAGCTAAACCAGCACCAAAAGGCAAAAAAGTGAGGGTAATGTAATGCCAATGAAGAAAAAGAAAAAAAAGGCACCTGCTGGTTATCATTATATGCCAAATGGTAAATTAATGAAAGATTCTGCACATAAAAAAAGTAAAAAGAAAAGCTATGGCAAGAAGAAATAATAAGAGAAAAGGATTATACGCTAACATACATGCAAAGCGTAAAAGAATTAAAGCTGGTTCTGGTGAAAAGATGAGAAAGCCAGGCAGTAAAGGTGCACCAACAGCAGCTCAATTTAAACGTGCTGCTAAAACCGCTAAGAAGAAGAAATAATGTTTAAGGGACCAAATGGTGCAGGTAAAGGTGATGTTCCAAGACCAATGGACATTACTAGAAAAGAATTTGAAAGAAGATGGGATAAAATATTTTCTAAGAAAAAAGGGAAGAATAAATAATGGCTGATTTTAAAACACAAGTTGATAATTTAACAGGATTTGGAAGCACTGATGATGTTGCTTTATCAGATTGGTTGTCTAGTGGTGCTAGAGAAGTAATTAATGTATTTCCTATGTCTAAATTAGATAGAATGTCTATAGAAGATACTTTTCATAGTGGTAATACAAAAACAACTAATCCTATTGATGGTTATGCTATAGAAGATGCAAAAATTCTTCATGTATTAAGAGCAGTAGATATTGATGCTAGTCCAGTAGTTTATCAACCTTGTAGAGAGATTCATACTTCTCAAATAGGTAGAGCTATAGACCCTGATTTTATGGAATATGCAACAGCAACAGACCCAGTATATTATGAATCAGATAAGAAATTAAGAGTTTTACCAGATAGCGATGCTACTAATGCTGGAACTGAAGATTGTATATTACAAAAAATAAATTTAGATTTTACGATTGCAGTTACAGATACTACTGTTGAAGACTTTCCTAAAGAAGGAAATAATGCAGTAGTTTTATTTGCAGCTAGAAATGCTTTGATGAGACTAATGAATGCTAAACATTCTAATACTGATATAGCTACAGCATTTACAGCATTGAAAACAGAATTAGATGAAACTCAAGCAATTGCAGATTTAATTAACACTCAAGTAGATAGTGCTGTAACAGAAATTGCAGAAATGGTAACCAATATAGATGATAATGTTGATACTGCTTTAGCAGCTATGAAAGCTTCTGCTGATAAAATTAATGCGGCAATAGAACTTGCAAATGCAGAATTTGATAAAGCTGAACTTCATAATGATGATGAAGATAATGAATTAGCTACATCAAGAATAAATGGTGGAAGTGCCTATTTATCTGAAGCTGCTTCAAGAGGAAATGAAGTTGCAACATATGCAGCTGAAATTAATTCTAGATTATCTCAAGTGAATGTTCAAGGAACAGTTGCTAATAATTATTTACAAGCTGCTCAAGGATATTCAACAGAATTATCAGCAAAGATTAATATTGCTCAGGCATATGGAACAGAAGTTAATTTAAGATTAGCAGTAGATAATACTGAATATCAATGGTATGCTCAACAATATGCAGCAATTGATGCTCAATATAAACAAGCTTTACAATTATTATCAATGGAAAAAATAACAGCAAGTGGAGATGGACATTTCCATAAAAAAATAGAGGACTAGGTCATGGCAGCGATAGAATTTACAGGTAAACAAATTTTTAGTAGAGTTATACAAGCAGTTCCTGATGCAACAGAAACTTATGTTTTAAACTTAATTAATGAAGCATTGATTGATATGGGTAGATATACTAATCAGATAGAGAATGCAAAGACAGATTTAAAACACAATCAATTATGGTATGCTTTAGATGATGATGAATCAATAACTGTAAATAAAGTTTTTAGATGTGCTATATTAAATTCAGATAGCGAGTATATTGAGATACCAAGATTAACTCCTGGAAGAATTAAACAATTTTATAATGAATCAGATACAGCAACTAATACAAGTTGGACGGAGGTATAATGGCAGCGGTAAGTAGTTCATACAAAGACCCTAATAAAACATTTGTTTGGTGGATTGAAGGCGATAGAATCGCTATTGGTACGACTGAAGGAGATGGAGGTACAACTGCTACTGATAATGGTAGATTAAAACCAGTACAATTAGGA